TACGACCTGCCCTTCTCTTTGTTCGATGATGTCTTTTAAAATCTCCAACCTATCATTTGAAAATGTCTCGAATGATCCATCTTCTAATGGCAAATAACCAGACAAACATTGCTGCAATCTAAGCATGCACGAAATAGCATTTTGCACATCGACAATGTCTCCATTATCCATCTGAGTTAAGAAGTTTTTCTTTAATGCGTTGTAATGCGATGCTGTGGATTCACTCATTTCATATAATCGAGTTGAGTAAATTTTAGGTGGCAAATCTAGCGCTTCTTCTTTTGTCATTCTAAAGACATGCGGTGCCATTAGTGAATAAAATTTTTCTTCGTTTTTCGTTCCTATTATCTGGCGATTTTCAAATCCGCCTAAGATTGCATACTCAGAACGAAAGCTAGAAAAGTATTTATGTTGCGTGATTCTTTCGTCCAAAAATTTTAGTTGAGACCATAAATCAACGATGCTTTTTGCAACTGGTGTTCCCGTTAAAATTCTGCGATAAGTGGCCATCTTTCCTAATTGCCACGCAGCTTTTGTTCTTTGCGCTGATCCATTTTTCAATGCGTGCGCCTCATCCACTATCATAATTGATTTGCCTTCGTGATTTTTCAGAAATTCACTCGCAGCGTTAAATCCATTTTTTGTGCGTATAGCATCCACGTTCATTGATAGTATTTGAAGTTGAGATTTTTTGTTAAATCTTGGAACCTTTCCGTTCCATATAACACCTTCATAATTTAATGACGGGTCTGCGTGTTCTGGAAACTGTTCGTTTATCCATTGAATATGAACCCCACGCGGTGAAATGATAAGCGCACCTGTAACTTTATTTGCAAATACAAGCATCCCAACATTCGCAATACAAATAGCGCTTTTTCCGGTTCCCATTTGACAAAAGTATCCATAAACTTTTCTTTCAGCAGAAAGGTTCACGGCTTTTTGCTGATAATCACGCAAAGGTAATTTCGGTTTGTAGTTTGTATGAACAACAGGAATTTGTGCAGTCTGATCTGGCATATTCTCAAAATCAGCAAGATCGGCCAGCGTTCCTGTTTCATCAACAAACTCTATATCATGTCCGCATGACATAAGACGCTTTACGTTATTCGTAAGCGCTTCAAACTTGATCGTCTGTGAATTAAGCCAAACCTTTTTTCCGCTCAACAAAGAAATCGTTGCAATAAACGAAATCGGAAACGGCCCGTAAAGCGTAGCAGAATTTCCAGTGATGACGACTTTCATTTTTTGGGTTCCATTTTGCTCTTATAGCGTTGGGGTCCCTTTTGGAAATTTTGAAAATGGATTCAAAATCCGCTATTAGGGGAAGGGGTCCCCAGTGGAAATTTTGAAAATCATTTTCAATCCTCCAACTCACCAAGGTATTTCATGCTGGAAACACTAATCATTCTGAAGCTTCTGGGAACAGTTCCAAAAACAACATAGATTGATTTGCCGATCTTTCCATTTTCCAGAATATCTTTGCCCATACCTTCAAACCCGAAGCGGTCAATCTTGCAGAATATGTCACCAGTATCATCCTGAAAAAACATCGCGAGAGAGTTAGTCTTTTCTGTATAGACTTCTTTTCCGCGCCTTCGTTCGACAACTTCGGGAGCGTTCTCATCTTTAATTGCGGCTCTGGTTAGAATACCGATACAGCAGACGATGCCAGCATGCCCAGCTTTAATGTCTTCGATATTCTTATGATTTTCTTTGATAAACAGCGTATCAAGGTCAGTCATTTTTATCTTGCGATAATGCTTCCGTGCCGAATCACGGACCGGGTATAAAGTATCAATCTCCGTCTTTGCTTTTTCAAGCTTCTTCTGAATTGTTTCCCGAACAGGAAGATTGCTATTGCGAGCAGCTAACACTTCTTGCACGACTTTGGGACCTAAACCTCTAATCGTGGTTAACGGGCCAAGAAGCATGTCCTTTCCATCACGTTCTGTGACTTCCCAATTTGCTGTTGATAGCTTGGGGTCCATAGGAATGTAACCGACGTCTTCCTTTTCCATTTCGATCAGAAGTTGACGCTGTTTCAATACATCTGGTTCGGCGTCTAAGGTTGCGGCGCAGAACTCTATTGGATGATAGGCTTTCAACCAACAACAATAATACGATACGCAGGCATAAGCATATGCATGACTACGATTAAAACCATAACGACCAAAAGTAACGATATCATTCCAGATTTTTCTGGCGATATACTCTTCGACGCCATTCTTGATAGCTCCTTCTTTAAACATCTCATAATATTTTTCAAGGGCTTCAGCGCCCATTGATTTGCCGATTGCGCGACGGATGTCAGAGGTATCACCCCATGACAGTCCGCCGATCTTGCGAACGATGTGCATGACCTGTTCCTGATAGATCAGGACGCCGTAAGTATCTTTGGTCAGCTCTTCCATTAGAGGGTGAATGTAAGTGACTTCTTCTCTACCAGACCGGCGTTTGACCCAATCGCCAGCGCCTCCTGAACCCATTGGGCCGGGACGGGCCAAAGCCGTAATAGAGACGATGTCTTCTAGGTTATCGACCGTGACTTCTTTAGTGAGGCCTTGGAGAGCGCGGCCAGCGAACTGAAAGATGCCAGAAAATTTACCTTCGTTTAGAACGTCGAAAGCTTTTTGATCATCCAAAGGTAACTTCTCGAAGAAGCCCGTAGGAACGATAATGCCATTAGATGTTTTGATCCCATGGCCAAGAAGCTCCAACGTGCGCTCAAAGATAGAAAGCTGTGTCAGTCCTAGAGCGTCAATCTTAAGGAGATTGAGAACCTCTGCGTCCTTTTTATCAAGCATTGCTGACGATGTATTTTGATCGACAGCAACGTAATTGATGATTGGCTGATCTGTAACCAGCATACCGGCGGCATGTTGTGACGCGACGTTTGGATGATCTTCCAAGCGTTCCGCTATTCGGGCGTTAGGATAAGCGCCGATCAGCTTTTTGCCAGCATCGGTTGTGTCAAACGTCTCCTTTAGTGACAGGACATCATCAGAAGCGGCAATCGCCTTTTCGATCATACCAATCGGAATTTTGAGGATGGCCCCGACTTGTTTGAGGGCGCTTCTTTGCTTGAAAAAACCAACCGTGCCGAGCCGAGCCACACGGGTTGATCTGTATTGTTCTTGCATATGCAAGAAAACGTGGTCCCTTTGTTTGTCCGAAAAGTCGATGTCGATGTCTGGTAAATCTGCGTCTTTGGTTATCGGAGGTTGATTTATCGGTTTTTCGTCCGTAATGCCCAAACAATATCCTAAAATAGAACTATTTGGATTCGGAAGTTTTTCTCCTGATTCAACTAAATTGAAAAACCTTTCGCATATTTTCTCACTAGATAAAGCGGCAAACGTTTCTTTCTCTAAAAGATTTTCATTTACGGTTTTTATTCTCTCAGCATCGAGTTCAAAGTCTCTTAGCCATTTAGTAAATGATGCCATAGTGGTTTTTCTCCTATAACTATAATTTTCTCGTTTTTGTATTCTTCCACAAACAAAGAAAATTTCTTCTTTGCGCTTTCTGTCCAGAATCCTTTTATTTCTATCCATAAATTTACAGAAGGAATATAAAAGTCAGGCGTATATGACGTGCCGTTTGAAAGCTTAAATCTCTTAGGTTCGTAATCATAGTTTATATTGTTTGAGTCTAAGTTTTGAGCGAACTCAATCTCCCAACTTGATCTCATCCACTTACCTTTATAATAACCTCCTTTACCTCGTCCGTGTTTCGGCAATGGCCTTTCGTCATAATCACCCCTAGCCCATGATTGTTTGAGTGCATCGTTTCCGTAATTCGGATTTCTGTCTCCTAGATATCTACCATCTGAATACGTTTTTGATACGTATTTTGATTGGCAAGTTTTACTGCAGAAAACTTTAAAAACTCCAAAAGGGCGACCTTTTTTGATTTTATTGTCGAACCAGCTTTCGCACGTGTAACACTTCGTGGAACATTTCCCTTTTCCAGAGTTCCAAGAAGGCTTTCCTTTTATTTTATCAACACGAGCGGCATTCATTTTTCTTATGTGCTCATCCCTTACGTTAGGGGGCATTTTATCCATGGCCGGAATTAATTCACCGCTTTCGTATTTAGCTTTTAATTTCTGCCCTCGAATTTTGCTTACCTCTAAGTCTACAAATTTTCTTCCATCGTATTTAATGCCGAGTCTCTTGGCGTGGCGTTGAATTGTCATCTGAGCCACACCTAGATATTCCGCAACTTTATATTGGGAATTGAAGCGATTGAGGAGATTTTGCATTTGATCTTTATCAATCTGCGTCAACTTCAGAGGGTGGCGGAAACGGGCCATATTCTTTTAACTTCCCTATATAACTCCAACCTCCGCGATTTATATCGATAAATCTCTCAAAGATCAATCCGTTTTTGACGGGGTCAACGGCTGTAATGTTTAACAGATAACAAACTAATGATCCGGCAGAACTTCCTCTTCCGGGTCCGACAATCATACGTTCTTTTGCCCAGCTTACGATGTCGGAAACAATGTAAAAATAGTCCTCAAAATCTTTTTCTTTGATTAATAGCAACTCACGGTCGAGGCGAGCGGAATAAACCGGATCAGTCAGATCGGTTCCGGTGCGGGCAGCGCCTTCAATGCACATCTCTCTCAGCGTCTTGGGGCGCGGCGGCTTATACATCTCAGCATTGAGAAGATCGGCGTTTAGGCAAGACAGGGCTTCGTTTCTATTTTTAATAGCCTGCTCTATCTCTTCTGTCGTGGCGACGTATTTGACAGCTTCACGCCATTCGTCATCGCTTAGAATGTGAGTAGGATAGGTTTGGTTGCTGGCCCTACGACCAAGGGCCACGCGATAAAATTCAAAGTCCTCTTTGCGTGGGTAATAATTATCACTGACCGCAATCAGCGGAATGTTATTACCACGAGCGGCGATGACAGCTTTCTTTGGTGTCGATGGACCAAGGGCCAAGAAGCAATCTTGAGCGCCTCTGATTGCAACCATCTGATCATAGGTTACGCGCTCACCGATTATCTTGATGACGCCTTCTGCATTTACAGCATCACCTAGCAATAAGCTGTCTGTTTTATCTGTTCCAGACGTCGCTTTGCTGACAAGCTGATTAACGCTTTTAATCTCTGATTTGGCCAGAAACGTCCAGTAATTGATGATTGGCTTTCTCTGGCCCTTGCTTTCTACGACGCCAAGCTCCACGCCATAGACAGGGCGAATGTTCTTTTTCTTGCAGGCATCCCGGAAGCGGCGGTATCCGAACGTGCTAAAGCGATCAGTAATGACAGCCGTGTCCATACCGATATCAATCATCCGGTCTAGGACTTCATCGATATGGCCAACTGCTGTTCTGAAAGAATAGCCCGTCCGAATACGCATTATAGATAATCCCCGTTCTTCATTGCGACGACGCATTCGACAAGCGCTTCGACGTCGTTTCTTGCGCGGTGAGCGCCTTCAAACTTGCCCAGATCAAGGGCGGCATAAAGGTCTGTCAGGGAAAGGCGATAGCCTCTTAGTGGCATGGACTGCTCTACAGTGCAGATCAGCCGTGGCCATTTAATTGTCTCTCCGCAACGCTTCATTTCAATATCGATCATCTCTTTATCGAATGATAGATTATGAGCAATGACGGCATCACAATCTTCAAGCGCTTCCTTGACTTGATCGATGTAGTTAGAAAACGGCTTCTCGTTTTCTAAATCGGCGTTCGTGATTCCGGTGATTTTTGTAATCTCATCGGAAATCTCTTTTGTCGGGCGGACAAAGAACTCGTATTCTTTAATCCTTTCCCCTGTTTCTAGGTTCATCTTTACGGCCATGAACTCAATGACTTCTGGCTGCTTGTCTATATCAAGCAGGCCGGATGATAAAAGACCCGTAGTTTCCGTGTCGAAGATGGCAGCTATCATCACGCTTCTCCAAGCGAGCGCAGCTTGTCTCTCATTTCATTCACAAGATCGCTAAGAATCTTGTTCTCTTCTAATACTTCAGCAAGCTTTGTCTCAATTGTCAGGATGCCCTTTTCGTCTAAGTCGCGAGCTACGCTCCAGAACTTCTTCCATTGGCCTGCGCTGATGGTGACGGGGCGAAAGACATGCTGATCAGCGACGACGGCATGCTGCTGGGCATATTCGATGTTAAAGTTGCTCATGTTTGTCTCCCTTAAAACAGTGCGCTTTGCGCGTTATCTTCTTCAAAGATTTTACGGACTTTTTCATTTTGTATCATGTCGTCGATGTATTGCAACATAGACAAATATACTATTCCATCACGCAGGCTGTCTTCGTGACCTCCGGTATTATAATTATTCGCGTATCGTGTCACCTTCACCATGTTGAGAAGGAAAAGATGGATGCGATTCCAATCATCTGCTGTCTTAATGGTTAAGCCTTCAGGGAAGATGGCTTCCATTGCTTTGCCGATGATAAGGAAGTTGTTACCGTATATCTTATGCTTTGCATGGTAGGTTTCGGAGCAATCGTTGAGGTATTCGTGCGGGGTCATTTCTTTTCTCCTTTATAAGCTCTCTTTTGCCGCTCTTTCCACAAATAATAAAGACGCCTGCGAGACTTGTGCAGATACCAAAGTTCCATAAAAA